TCCACACCGAGGTCCGAGAGCAGGTCGTAGATGCGTGCAGCCTTGTCGGCGTCGGGGAGGTTCGACCGAAGGATCGCGTCGATCTCAGGCTTGTGCGCGTTGTACCTGTACTGGAGCAGGGCAGGCTCCACAGCATCGTTGGTCAAGCGACCCGCGCCCCAAGGGGCATCGTCGGGGTAGCGAGCGTCAATGCCGAGTTGACGAAGGAACTCCTGCCCCGATGACGAGTCACCTGCCATCTGCCGCAGATCGCCCACGGTGGCGTTGCCCGCGCGGATGCGCCCGGCGATGAGGTACGGAGTCACAACGTCCTTGGAGACGAGGTCACCCATCACCCGCTTGACCTCTGCCCGGTCCATCAGCACGTCGAACTCGGGACGTACCCCGTCACCTTCATCGAGCAGGTCTTGTGCCGCTCGAATCAGTTTGATCCGCTTCGAGGTCTCGACGGGGTGGGCCACCCACTGTCCCGCCTTGGCCCCAGCCTCGAAGCCTTCCGCCGCCTTCATCAGCGCCGCCGCCTTCGCGGGCTTCCCGGTAAGGGCGGCTTCTCCCGCAGCCTCCGCAGTCTTCAGCGCCGCTGCCATGGAGGCGGCACGAGTGGCCCGGCCTGTGACGCGGGCGGTCTTGCCCACCGCACTGATGGGGCCGATGCCGTAGACCATTTCCAGCCCGGCTCCGAGCACCATCGGGTAGTACAGCGCCGACTGCCCGATGAGGGATTCGTCCTCCAACTGGAGCCGTTCACCCGTACCCATGGTGTCGGTGTTGTTGATGAACGCGGCTTCTGCGAGGTCTTGGACGTAGGCGGGCATGGAGTACAGTTCGTCACCGAGAAACCTGCCCTTGGCGAGCGAGGTAGCCCAGTCACCCATGAACGTCTCCGTCTCCGAGGCACCCCGCTTCCCGAGGGGGTCGAGGGCAGTAGGGCCGCCACGTCGGATGCCCTGGAAGGGCACCGGGATGCCGGTCGGCCCGATGGTTCCCGAGAAGATGTCTCGGGCTTCCTCACTCGGCACCCCCATCCGTTCCGCAGACCGGACGAGAAAGTCGTTCACCTTGAAGGCGAACTGGTCGGTATCGACCGGATTGCCCTGCTCGTCGATGTCGTAGGTGAGCGGAAGCCCCATCAACGCTTCGTTGACGATGGTGCTGACAATGCCCGAACTGCGGACGGCAGCGCCGAGCGGAGTCTCAATGGCTTCCGCCGTGCCGGGCTCGATGTCAGACAGAACCCCGGTGAAGTAGGGTTCAGCCTGCTGTGCGATGGCAGACCGCACGTCCCTGGCGTACTCGTCGGTGTAGAGCAGGGAACCGGGGATCTCCTCCAACGCGAGTTCACGCTCAAGCCCACGGACCTGTCGTGCCCTCGCCACGTCTTCGGGGGTCATCACGACCTGTCGAGCCATGGACTCCCGACGCATCTGCTCTGGAGTGGCAGGCTCACCCGTCTCCTTCACGACGGGCGGGTTGGCCGAGAAGTCCACCTTGGACTCACGGAAGAACGGGGGCAGACCCACATATTCGAGGGCTTGACCGATGCCGAAGCCCTGCGTGGTGGGCTGACCATCGGGGCTCACCCGTGCCTTGAGAATGTCCAGAATGTCCTTGCGTGCCTTCTCCCGAGCACGGGAAGGGTCCATGTTGTCGTCGAGGACGTACCGCTCGTACAGGTCACCTTCGAGTTCCACGAGCCTGTCGCGCAGATCCATCGTCAACGCGGGCTCGTCAACCGGACGACCGTAGACGCCCGGCGCTTCCTCGAAGCCCGGTGCGGGCGGCATGAACTCGACACCGAAGCCGGGGATGATGGGCTCGTCTGGGGTCGGAGGCTCGACCTCCGGTGCTCTCGGGGGCGGGTTGACCGGGACAGGCTCAGGGGCGGGCTCAGGGGTCTGCGCCTCGCGCTCCGCACGCTGGGCCTCTCGAATCTGCTCTGTCGTCATCCCGATGTACGGGCTGTCATCGGCCATGGGCGCACCCGGAGGCGGGGTGAACTCAGGCTCAGGGGCAGGTGCCGGGGCAGGGGCAGGTGCAACTGATTGCGCGGGGAGCGCGGCAGCCTTCCGTCTCAGTTCGGCGGCAGCATCCGTCCGTCCTGCGGCCTCGTACTGTGCAGCAAGTTCAAGGTACTGCTCACGAGAAGCCACGCCTACCTCCGAGGAACGAACGTGCCGTCAGGCATGAGAGTGTACTGCGCCCCCGTTGACGGGTCCACGAAGAACGCCTGCCCCGTTGCCGGGTCGATCTGCGCGTCGTACCGGGCTTCCGGGGGGTCGGGACGGAAGCCGCCCTGATATTCCTGAATGAGCAGGTCTCGTTCACTCGGGATGGGTGCCGGGCCGATGCCCGGTCGTGCGAGCGGGTCGCCGTGGTACAACTCGCCGGGGAGCAGGGGGCCACCCCCCAGCGTACCCCTCGGCATGACCCTCCCCTGCGTGCTCTGAACGCCCATGGCATCGAGGTTCTGGAAGAAGGGCGAAGGGGTATAGGGGTCGATGGTCAAATCCTCAGCGACCCGTCCGACACCTGCGCCCAGCAGCCCCGCCCTCTCTACCATAAGCCTATCTACTTCTTGTTCTTCTACCCCTACACCCCTTTCACTGTCAGTGAGAGTAGAGGTAGGAAGGGGCTTTTCACGCGAAGGGAGGGGTTCGGGAGGGGTCAGTTCATCGACAACCCCCTTCACGTTCCCGGCGAGCATGTTGGGGTCGAGGGTCGAGCCCTTGGTGTCAACGGCATGGAAGTACGCCCCGTAGTACGCGAGGGCTTCACGCCGCTTCTCCGGGTCGTTGGGGTACGCCTTGTTCACCTGCGCCGCGTAGTCCGTGAAGGCGGGACGCCCGCCGGGAGAGGCGTCGATGATCGCCTGCCCCTTGCGCTCGACGAGGGACTGGGGCTCGATCTCACCGCTCGCATCCGTGAACCGCTTCATGGCGTAGGGCATGGCCTCCGCCGCCAAGGGGCTCACCGCTGCCGCTGCCGCGTATGCCTCCGTAGAGACCACAGGAAGCCCCTGAGTGCGCAGCGCCGCCCTCTCCATCGGAGTACCCTTTGGGATCTCCGCACGCTCTCCACGGAGCCGTGAGCGCCGCTGGAGCAGGTCGAGGAAGGTGTCGTCGAAGTACGGTGCCGCACCACGGGGAAGGTTCTCCACCCGACGTGCCTTGTCGTATGCCGCCTGCGCAGCCTCGAAGTTGTCCCCGAGTTCTTCCCGAGTGGCGACGCCGTCATCACGGAGGGCACGCAGGTACGACTGGAGTGCGACCTGTTCCTCTTCGGTGAGGGGCGCGGCGATCCCGAGTTCCTGCCGAGCCTGCCCCATGGCCTTTTCCATGGCAGCAGCGTTCTCCTGCGGAGACACCACCCCATCGCCATCGGTGTCCTTCTCAGCCAGGGGCATCTTGTCCACGAGTTCACGAGCCTTGCCCTCAAAGAAGCCCGGCCCCGTGGGTGAGCCGAGTGCCGCCTGCACACGCTGGCGCTCACCGTACATCGCGGCTTCTGGCTCCCTGCCTGCCATGATGTTGCGAGTCAGGAACCCGCCCGTGTTGTACGCACGGTCGATGGCCTCCATGACCTCACGGTGTCCCTCAGACACCGTCGCCCCGGCGGGCTGGATGATGTCGGGACGCTGTGCCTTGATGGCGTAGTACAGGCTGGTTGCCGCTTCCTTCCGTGCTTCGTCGGTGGCCCGCTCTCCGGTGGCCTGCATCCGTCCGGTCACGTCGAGGAACTTGCGTTCCAGTTCGAGGGCGATGTCCGAGGCACCCACTGCGCCGATGGCCCGTCGGCGTTCGTTGCTCCCGATGAACTCAGCCTCGAACTGCTTGTACGTCCGAGGGATCGTGAACCGCCGGTCGAACTCTTTCAGCGCGGCTTCGCCAGCATCCGCCTCGATCTTGGCGCGCTGGATCTCGTTGCGGGACATGTCGGCGAGGAAGTCAGCATCGGCCCCGCCACGGACGCCGCCGCCCCCACCCGTGCGACTCCGAGAGCGGCCACCACGCCCCGTGCCGTAGCGCGTGGCAAGGTCTGCCGTGCCGGACGGACCTGCGCCCGTCTGCCTGTACCGAGCAATCAGCCCGTCCAGTTGGGACAGTTCATCGTCGATGCGCTCCTGCTGCTCAGCCGCCTGCTTCTGCCGGAACGTCTCGTCCCGCACCAAGGCCTCGAACGTCTTCATCTTGAAGACGGCGGGGTGGTAGCGGAAGTACAGTTCCATGGCCTTGTTCATGGCCTGCGACAACTGCGGAGTGATGAAACTCCGAGGCTGGTACGTCGGGATCTGAGACGGCGGAAGGGGCATCAGAAGCCTCCCTGTGCGTAGACCGGAACCATGGAACCATCAGGCATCTGCTGGTATCCGACTACGCGAGGGCCGTAGGGGTTGGCCGTGAAGGGACTCATCATCGGGTTTGTCGCAGGAAACATGCCACCCGCAGGGGCGGGCGGCCTCACGGGAGCAGGAGCAGCCATCGGAGCCGGGGGAGCGATGCGCGGACCTGCGAAGGAACCCGCCATGCCCATCATCATCTGGCCCTGTACCGCTTGCATCTGAGCCTGTCGTGCCGCTTCCGTACCTGCGGTTGCGGCCATCATGCCCTCCATCCCCGCCTGCATCTGGCTCGCACCGTATGCCGATGCGCCCGCAGTCAGGCCGACGGTGGCGAGGTCGCCCATGAGTTGACGGTTCGCCATCTTCCGTGCGGCTTCCGCGTCGGCTTGACGCTGCTGCAACTCCATCATGGTCTGTCGCTGCTGTGCTTCGGCACGCTCGTCGGCTTCACGGATGCGTCGTGCTTCCGCGTCCCTCTGAGTCGCGAGCCGGTCTTGCAGGCCCATTTCTTGAGCGAACAGGTCACGTCCGGTGAGAGCGGCACCACTCGCGGCGCTGGCCTGCTGCAACTGCCGAGCCTGCGTCTGAGCCGTCTGTCCGGCCCGCTGTGCCACGCCCTGCATCTCCATGGACTGCCGGTCCCCCTCAGACAGTCCGAGGGTTCCAGCCCGCTCACGGGCCTCCAGTTCCGCCAGCCGCTTCCGGTACTCGTCGGGCATCAAGGCATCAGCCTGAGCCCGTGCGGCCCCATACTGTCCGAGGGCTCCAGCCGTTCCGGCTGCGCCCATCGCAATCGGGATTGCCATCAGTGGAAGCGCCATGGTCTACCTCAAGTAGTAGGCTTCGATGGTGACACCCCAGTTGAGGCACACGCATCGGTCGATGTTGGTGACGTGGCAGAGACCCACGGTGAGGCTGCCAGAAGTGTTCAACACCTTGGTGCCCCCGCTGTTGTTGTAACCCTGGCAGACGTAGGGCTCAGCCGGCCCAGCGGGGGGGTTCACCTGCCAGCCACCGTGGTTCTGCACCGACTCCGACATGTACTGCTGGACGGTGGACTTGATGCCCGTGCCTGCGAGCAGGCCGCTGCTGTTGTACTCGGTGACGTAGAGATAGGCGTCGCTCCCGGCAGAACGCGGGCCGTTGTCGGGACCGTTGTTCCCTTCCATCCACCAGTGGAACACGACCGTCGCCGCTTTCCGCAGGTCGAGGGTGAACGTGGTCTGAGGGATGATCTCGATGTTCCCGAGGGTGGCGTTGTACCGCTTGCCTGTCAGGAAGCCCGTCCCGAAGGTCGCACGAGCCAGCACACCGCCGTCCCACTGTGAGCCCTGAAAGCCCGTGACGCCGTGCTGTACGCTGCTGATGGCGTCAACGACCGGCTTCTGAATGTGCCGCGTCTGAATCCACGGAGTCTGCCGCAGGTCACCGGGGTCAACACCTTCGTGCAGGTAGACCTTGAGCGCGTCGTCGTTGCCCTTGATGGCCGCAGCCTGCAAGGGGTTCGACGCCGGGATGGTGTTGGGTGCGCTGTACGCCATTACAGCATCCTCATCTGAATGGCCTGCATCCGGCCCGACGTGTAGTGAAGTTCGTTGTCCGCAGCCTGAGTGTAGTCGAGAGCGATGAAGTTCTCGACGGCGTCACTCCGAGGGTGGAAGATGCCCGCGACGACGAGGCGAATCCCGTAGATCGTGAAGGTGGTCGTGGACTCGTATGCCCACATGCCGTAGGGCGCGAAGTAGCCGTGGTCTCGGATCTGCCCTTGGTTGCCGGCAGGCATACGGCCCGCATCTGCGAACCCGAACGACGTGGTCATCCATGGGCTCACCGTCGTGCTGGCTCCCATCTGCCGCACGAGCATCCCGTTGTACCCAGCCTTCACGTTGGTGACGATGTTGGACTGGTCGGGCACCGCCACGAAGTTGCCGAGCGCAGCAGACGTGATGTCCCACTGGAGCCAGCAACACCAGAAGTGGAAGCCATCGCTAATGATGACCTGCCCCGGCGGGGATGCGAGGTTGGGGATGGTGTACCGCCCCATGGCGGAGGCGCGCAGGTACGGGGTGGTGCCGTTGCGGTCGTGCTCCATCGACAGGTTCCACCACAGACGGAGACAGTCACCGGGCACCATCTGCATCGGGTCCGACGCCATGTTGAGGAAGGTCGGGTTGCCCGCACCGTCCGAGATGATGTGAGCCGCCGTCCCCCCTGCGAGGGCAGGGACGGTGACGAACGTGGCACCGGGGTGTGCCTTGTCGCCCGTGCCGAGCAGCACGGGACCGACGACCTTCTTCACCATCCTCACGGACGGGTCGAAGTGCGGGAGCCCGAAGGCTTGGTCCCGCGTGTTGTTCGCGTCGAGAGCGCCCGGCTGCTGGTAGTCGTTGTAGGTGTTGTTGATGTCGGTGGAGTCGATGACCTCACCGGGGTTCACACGAGGACGTTGGATACGGCTCACCGCCACCTCCCGATAGCCACCACTCGGTTCGAGAAGAGGTGTGCTTGCATCAAGTGATTCTCGGACCCGGAGTCATCGACCACCGCGTCATCCGGCCCTGCGCCCGTGGGGTTCATCTGGCAGGTGAGGGTGACAGGTCCGCTCGGAAGTTGCTGTGCTCCCGAGACGATGAAGTGGTCGATGGGCTTCGCAGGCCCAAGACGCTCAGTGAGGACCACGCCGTTGACGAGAATCCGCAGAGCCATGTACTTGTCGTTGGGGTGGGAGCGCACAGGCGGTGCCCACCGGGCGTTGGTAGTCCAGTGGAAGAACTGCTGGATGGCCGAGTTGCCCGCCCACTCCACCATGAGGTTGCCGCCCTTGAACGGGGCCAGCGTGGTCTCGAAGACGGTCACCCACCCCGACGTGTGGTTGATGTAGGTGCCCGCCATCCACTGATCCCCCCGCGTGTCTGCCGCAGCGGACCTCAGTGCCGTCTGCTCTCCGAGCGCGTTGGCGACCCCGGTGTCCCACGGGGCAAACACCCACACCTTGTGCGCGGCGTTGCCCACGAGGTTGCCGGGTACAACGCAGTTCTCAGGGTATTGCGCACGGTCAAGCCCGGTCATCTGCGAGCGGAACGACTTGTGCTGTTCGTTGAACTGGTCAGCCTCTACGGTCTGACTCGACCGGGCGTCATGCTTCGTCCACTGCTTCATGCCGTCTTCCCCGCAATCACTTGCGTCCCACGAGACGTGTACTCGATTTCGTAGCCGACGAGCAGAATGTCGTCGGCGGTCTCGATGCCGAACTTGAACCACGAGCAGGACTGCTGTGCCACAGGGATTCGGATGGGAACGAGACGGCTCTCCTGCCATGTGTCGAGGTCGGTGATGGCGGAGTCGTAGACGGGCTGGTCCTTCGCATCCGGCGGCTGGGCAAGGTACTTGTAGTTCTGGCCCACCGCTTCGTGCTCGAAGTCCTTGTAATGTTTGAGATTCAGCGTGACGCTGCCGGTAGTGGCCACCCACAGCGTGACGTACTGGACCTGCTTCTTCGTCTGCGCGTCCCCGAAGTCGTGCCACGCCGACTGGTAGTGCGAGATCGGGGGAGGCCCCGTGACGTACACATCGTCTTGGATGCTGCCGCCGAGGCTACGGATGGCCGACATAACGAACAGCCCAGCCTCCGTGCCCTGCCCCGCTTCGGCACCCGTGTTGTGGCCGAAGATGATTTCCCCACCGTGAAGGCGTCCGAGACATCCGACAGGGAACCCGGTGCGGATCGACCATCCCTGCTTCTCGACGTGGTAGAGCACGCCCAGGGACGGACGGTCATCGCCGTCGACTGGAAGGTACAGGTGGTAGGTCCGGTCGAGGGGGCTGTACTTACCGACTGCCCGAGGAGCGCACTCTTCGGTGAGGCGGCGCAGTTCCCGGTCGATGGGCTGTCCGATCTCCACGACCTGAAACACGGCACCACCGTCAAGGCCGCCCTTGAGAATGTAGACCCCGTCTTGGGCGAGGAAGAACACGCCCATGCCCGGCACTGAGTCCACACTGTTCGGTGCTCGACAAGCCACCTGTCGGGTGACCGTCTGTGCCGTGAAGTTGGGGTACGACCCCGTGACCACGTCCACCCCATTCTCGCGGAAGATGATGAGGTTGTTGTAGTAGGAGTAGAGCCCGGTGACAGCGCCGCCATCGCTGGGGAGCCTGATGTAGTCGGTGCTTCCGAACTGGTCGATGAAGCCCGGCTTCGAGAAGAACACGGTGTCGGACTCGTTGGCCCCACCGTCGAGGAACAGGCAGTCCTTGAAGGACGCGCACACCCGAGCCCGTGGTGCCGGGAGTACGGTGCTGTCTTCCGCACTCGGAGCCTCGAACCCGAGAGCATTGGTCGCACGGAAGCCGTGAAAAAGTTCTTCCACGTTGTTCCGCACGTCGGCCACGAAGTAGTACGTCGACTCGCCCTCAAGGGTCCGGTACACCCGGCGAGCCTTCGTGCCCTTCGGCCCGAGGGGGAGCCGGATGGTGGGTGCGTACCGGAATCCGAGGTGTCCGTTCGAGATCGTCCATCGGAACGCCGCACTCTCAGACAGGGGCGACTCCGACCCGGTGTCCAACAGGAAGGTCACCTTGTACCTGTAGTCGTTGGTGACTGCCCCATCGGTGCCGTCCGCGTAGCCGTGGCCGAACAGGTTGGGGTAGTTGATGGCGTTACCGTTGGTCGGATACCAGTTCGAGGTCGCGTTGCCCGAGAAGGACGCGGCAGACCCGACAGTCGAAGTGGACTCAAGGGTCGCAACCTCAAGGGCGTTTGGCTGCGGGGGCGGCCCTGCGAAGCCGAGGGGTCGGACGATCTGGTCAACGACCGTGGCGCTGATGCCCGAGGCGCGAGGGAGCGGCCACGGGTTGATGATGAGGGGCGCGTCCTGTCCGTTGGTGACGACGATGCGGTCACCCACCTGACAGTAGACCGACGACGCCTCCGTGTTCGAGGGCACCTTGCGCCCCCCAAGGTTCACGAGGGTCGCAGCCTGCCCCACTTCGTAGAACAGGTAGAGCGCACCGCCGGACTCGAACAGGATGGACTGCCGCGCACCACCCGGCAACTGCTGGGCCACGAACAGGCTGTCAATGCGCGGGAGAGCCTGGAAGGGAGCCCACTGGACCGCAGGGTTGGGTCGGTACTTCTCGTAGCCCACACGCGACGACAGGCCCGTTGACGCGCGGTCTACGGTCCAGTTCTCGATGAGCGATGCAGCCTTCGGATCTTGCGGTACGTCCTGCTGCATCCCGCCGACGACGCGGATCTGTAGGGTCTGACCCTTCATGTATGCACCAAGGTCGTGAAGCGGCTGAAGCCGTTGGGCTCCATGTTCGTGAGCCAGTTGCCCTTGACGATGCGGCGGGACGGCGAAACCAGATACCGCTTCTCCAACTGCATCTGCTGCGCCTCGAAGCGCCGCTTGAACATTTCAGCCTGAGTCGGGTTGTCGTGCTTGACGAGAACGTCGGCCAGCGCCTTGTACGCGATGATCATGCGGTGAGCCGGGGGAATGAGGCTCACGTCGTTGTCCTCTCGCATCACCGGGGTCCGCTGCATGTACCGGATGCTGAACACGTAGTCCCTGTCCTGCCGGGGGTACAGCCGGATGCGCTGCGTGAAGCCATCGGGCTCAATCATCCGAGGCCCCGACCACAGCCCCTCCGACGTGGTGAGTTCGCTGAGGGACAGTTCCGTCGTGTACGTCCGCGTAAGGACATCGTTGGGGGCGAGGTTCTGCAAGTAGTTGCCCGGCGACAACTGGTCTTGCAGGAGCCTCCATGCGTTCATGCCATGCTCAGGGGCGCGGAAGTAGATGTTCTTGTACTGGCCCGAATCGACGGGCTTGACCTCCGGGGTCACCACGAAAGACTGGCTGTCGGTGGCGGTGACGCGGACGATCTCACCCGGTGCGGACTCACGCCCGGCGAACACGAGGGTGCCGCAGAACTCCACCGTGCGGGTGCCCTTGCCCGGAGCCGTCGCGCCCGTCTGGACCTCGACGAGCCGACGCGGCCCCTGGTTGTAGAAGGGGTCGTGGAAAACCCAGTAGGTCGGAAGGTTGACCTCACCGAGCGGCAGGTTCCACCACTCGTCTTCGTACCGGGTGAGGTTCGAGAGCAGGCCGGGGTCATCCGGCGTGCGGGTCTGCGACCGTCGTGCCACTGCAAGGACCGTCGTACAGTCCGAGGGCAGGTCGATGAAGCGGTTGATGACCGTGGCGGGGTACGCCCCGGTGAGGTCGGGCCAGCCTTCCGAAATGCGAATCTCGGTGTCGGACACCACGTTGAAGATGGTGAACTCACGCCCGTTTGCCGTGATGACCTGCCCTGCCATCCATGGCTGGAAGGTGAACGGTGGGGCCGTGGCGACCTCAATGCCGCTGTTGAAGGTGACCGCCGCGATGTCTACGTCAGCGTAGACGTTCTTCTCGACCACCTTGTTGATGAACGTGAACGGCTTGGCCTGACAGATTTGCCGGTTCGCCTCGTTGAGCAGGTCGTCCACCTGCGAGGCGTATGCGGGGTTGTCGGGGTTGTAGTCGAGCACGTTGGCGACGTACTCACGCAGAGTCTTGAGGTCGGTCGCAGGCAAGGTGCCCTCCTATGGGCGAAACCCCGCCCCCGACAGGGGATGTCGAGAGCGGGGCAGAGGGACCGGGGAAGGCCCCGTGGGGATCAGAAGCGCTTGTAGACGATCATGTCCACGCGCCCGGCGGCCTCGGCCTCGACGGTCACACCGAACACGACGGTGTCAGCGGCCACAGCGGCCTCGACCTGACCGGCGGCAGTGCCAGCGGCGTTGACCACGGTGCCGGTGGCAACGCCACCAGCGCAGGACACGTCCTCGACGTAGCCGGCCACGACGACTTCGACCGGCTCATCGGCTTCGGCGTCGCTGAGGGCGACACCAGCAGCGAGGCCGTTGCCAGTGGCGTTGATGGCAGCCTGCTCCACGTAGAGCACGCGGTCAGCACCGGTCTTGCCGTCGTCGAAGGCGACCACGTCACCAGCGGTGATGGTGCCGCTTGCGATGTAGGTCTCCGTCTGGCGACGGTGCGAAGTGCTCGCACCGAAGTCGGAGCCGCCGTCCAGTTTCTGGAGGATGGTGTTGGTAGCCATGGCTCAGGTCTCCGCGTTGACGAGCAGGCCGTGGCCGCTCAGGTTGGAGGAGCAGATCTGCATCCGAACCGCGATCTGGGCCGACATCGCGGCGTAGCCGCTGATGGACTCCATGTCGCCGAGTTCGAACTTGGCGTCGCGGTCGAAGTAGACGTTGAACAGGCGGCTGTTGAGGAAGTACATGCTCACGTCCGTTCCGCCCGACGTGAAGCCGAGGTTGGGCTCGATGAGCATCTTCGCACCGTTGAACGCGAGGGCGAGGCGACCCGCCATGTCACGCTCCTCGGCGGCGGAGACGTACCGCTCCAACTGCTGGAGTTCGTCCTTGTAGAGCCCGTAGGAGGTCGGGCTCGCAAGGATGAGGTCCACGTCACCTTCGGGCGCGTACTGCTGGCAGTCGATGAGCAACTGCTGCATCTTCTTGAGCCCGTTGGCGGCGAAGGAGCCGTCCTGCACCTGGTTCTGCCACGAGGTCGGGAACCCGGACTTGCTGATGCCGCCGACCGTGTTGGTCTGCGTGCCGAAGGAGCCTTCCTCGAACCACCCGGTAGCGGCACCGACGCCGTTCAGGGACTCCAGGTCGGTGAGGATGGTCGAGGAACCAGCGATGATCTGCTTCTCGATCTCCCGCTTGAACATGCCCATCGTCTGCTTGAGGCGAGCCTCGGCGATGCGGATGATGGCACGCTCACCCTTGTTCGACAGTTCCTCCTTGCGGGTGATGACGACCGGAGCGGTCGCGTCACACCACGAGTACGAAGCCGTGCGAAGGGGATCCTTGACGGCGAGGCTGACAGCCTCGTAGCCAGTGGACAACTGCGTGATGGTGCTGTGGTCGGTGAGGATGACAGGCGAGTCGATGTACGATCCGCCGTCCACGTCTTCGACATTCCCGAGCGTGTTCACCGCGTCCATGAGCGGGATGGCGCGGAAGGTGTTGTCAACCTCCCGGTCCCGCAGGATGCGCAGGGTACTCGCAAGAATGTCGTTCTGAACGCCAGTGGTGGTAGGCATGTTGAACTCTTGGAGTGGGGTCTTCGGTCTATGCTCAGGCGTGTCCGCTACGCGGGGCCGACCACTGGCGTGTCCCTTTCGGGGTCCAAAGGCGGTCCCGCATATTGTAGTCTACGCGCGCTGCTTCTTCAACTCGTTGTAGATGTCCCACGCGGACGCATCCTTCAGGTCGGGGGAGATGACCTGTCGCCCCGGCTTGACGCCCGGTGAGGCGATGGTGGCGGCACGCTTGATGGCACGCTGGCGAACCTGAGCCTTGGCTGCTTCGTCGGCACGCTGCTTCGAGAGCAACTTGCCCTTGACCATCCAGTACGCCGCTTCGAGTCGCAGGTTGGGGTCCGACTGCAAAGCCTCGAACACGCCCTGCTTCACGTCGGGGTCGCCGGTGAGGTCGGGGTGCTCAGCCTTGAAGGCTTCGTACCTGTTCACGGCTTCCCGCTGCTGGTGCTGCTGGGCCATGGGTGCGAGCACTTCCTGCAACCGAGCGGCCACCTTCGCCTCGATGGCGGCGTTGATGTGCTCAGGGTTGAAGGGGTCGAAGTCTTCGGGGGTGTTGCCAGCCTGCTGTGCCAGTTGCTCCATGAGGCCCGAAGACGTGAGCGCGGCCTGCTGGGCTTCGAGCATCTTCCGCTCGCGGCTGAGTTCCTGCGTCTTCCGGGTCACCATCTTCCGCATCTCAGCCATGGCCCGCTGCACTTCGGGCGGCTGGGATGCGTAGATGGAATCCCACGACTCACCCTCACGGAGCCCTTCGGGTTCCGGCGGTGGGGCCTTGGCCTTTTCCTGCGCGATCCGCGCCTGCTTCGCCTCATAGGCGTCGAGCAGGGCGTTGACCTCTGCCTTGTAGGTGTCGGCGGTCTTCGGGCTGCGCTTGCCAGCATCGGCAGGAGTGGCTGCTGCCACTTCATCTACGGGTGCTGCTGCCGCCGCCGTGTCCGGTCCTTCGCTGTGGGTAAGGACACCGGGTGCGTTGGCTTCTGACATGTCAGGCTCTCTCCATCATCAGGTCTTCGGGTGCGGAGGCGACGGTGATGTCAACCTCAGTGGCGGGTTCCCCGCCGTCGTCAGCCATCATGGCCTTGAACTTCGGGGAGGCTGCCAGTCGCTTCAGTTTCGAGGCGAGCAGGGCAAGGTCGTTGTCGGAGCGGACACCTTCGAGGTCGATGTCCACACCGGACTCGGACTCGGCTGCGGCGTCGGACATCATGGCGAGCCCGCGCACGAACTCGATGGGCAGGGCGTTCTGGTCGCTCGTGAACTCGGGGTAGTCGCCCTCGAAGCCCATGGCGTCGAGCGCGTCGTTGAAGGCGTCGACTACGGCGTTGAGCGCCGTTTGCGAGAAGTTGCCCTTGGGAACCTCCAGCATCATGTCGGTCTCCTCCTGCAACTCGCCCGCCTTGGCGGCGTAGGCATCCATCATCGCTTCCATGTCAGACTCCTGCATCGGGGAAGGTTTGAGCCATCGCCATAGACGTAGACCCGGTGTCCTTGAGGACGGTTTGGAACTTGTTGACCTGCGCGTCGTGGGCTTCTTTCTCCCGAGTGGCCCGGCGTTGTTCCGCCTCGACCTCACCCGGCTCCAGTTGTCGAAGACCCTTAGCCTTCATCACGGCTTCGCGGTGCTTCTTATCGCGGATCCTGACACCCAGCCCACGGTCGTACTTGCCGTCCCATGGGGTGTCGCCCCAGCCCAGCGCCGTCTTCGCGGGCATGGACACCACGATGGTCGCATGGCCCTCGCAGATGGGGCACACGACCTCTTCGAGCCGGGACTCGTACTTGCGCAACTTCTCGATACTGTGCCCTGCGCGGCACTTGTACTCGTACAGAGGCATCATACCACCCCGCCAGTGGGCAGGACGTTGGCGATCCGCTGGGGTGACGGACCTGCCATTGTCCCCATCGCAGCCTGCTCAGGCCCGGAGGGCGCGGAGGGCGGGGGAGTCTCGGTCGGCGCAACCGACTGCGCTGTCTCGTCCGGCAGGAAGTCTTCGGGCAGGTCGTAGGACCGCACGATTGACTTGAGGATCGTGGCGTTGTCCACACCGAGGGACTGGAGCAGGGGAATCAGTTGCATGAGTTCCTGCTTCTTCACGGCGTCGGACATGGGGGTGCTGCCCGAATCCTGTGCGAAGTAGGCGAAGTCGCCACGCAGGTCATCGGGGGTGACCACCTGTGCCTTGCCCCCGAGTCGGACAACGACATCGCCTTCATCCATGAGGGTAGCCAGCATGACCACGTAGGTCTGAGCCGCCTGGGCGATTGCCGCATCACGCTCGCGCGCCTGCCTTCCGATCTCACTGGCCGAGTAGGCCGCGAGGGCGGTGACCTCGGTGGCCGTGGCCTTTGTCGCCTGCCCACGGGTGAACGGTGCCATCACTGAGCCGCGCGAGAAGTCCGACTCGACCTGCTGCTCGTAGGTCTCCAGTTCTGCCGGGACAGGGGAGTGAGGCACGGGTGCGATGGCGGTGCGCAGGTCTTGGCCCGGCGACAACTCGACCTCGATGAACTCGCCGTCTTGCCCCTGAGAGATCTTGGACATCGCCTCGGGGTCGAGCACGCCCGCCTGCACCATCCACTGCCGGGCCGCCTTACGGATGCCGTTGGCCTGAAAGGTGCGGATGGTGTTGACCTCGACCACTTGGTCATACACCCGCCGCAGGCTGCTGTACCCACGCAAGGGCTCGTCGGGCTCACGGCTCATGTAGACGGGCACGATGGGGACGACGGGTCGGTCACTCGCCGTGCGGAACGGGATGCCGTCGAACTTCTCCTGCTCCGGTTCACCCTCGACACCCACGTTCAGGGACACGCCGTCGTACAGGAACTTGTCGCCGTTCTGGTAGTCGGGCGACCACACGAGCATCCGCTCCTTGACGAGGTCGTAGAACTCGACCACGAGAATGTAGTCGCTGATGGGCATGGCCGTGGGGTCACTGTCCCGGTGGTACGCCGGGGTGTCGTCCTCGTCCTGATAGTCGATGTACCGCGCGAAGGTCCGCTTGGCGTACTTCTTGTTCCCGTACTTCTGCTTCGCCACGTCGAGGGGCAGGTAGTACCTGTGGCCCACGAACCGCTGCGTCTCCCACGAGGAAGCAGCGTCGTCGACGATCACGTCCCACGGCCCGAGCGGTGTCATGTCCACCCGGCTCAGCACGTCGGGGCTGTCGTTGCCCGTCAACTTCATGGCCGCCCACGGGTAGATGAGGGCGAGCCGCAGGGTGTCCTCGATCTGCCGACGAGTGTTGAGCAGCCAGTTGTTCGCGACCTCTTCGGTCAACTCGGCGTCGCCCTTGCCCCGGAGGTCGGGCTTGACCACGACGGAGGGATCGCGCACGAACAGGGAGGCCACATACGACTCGATGAGTTCATACGCCCGGCTCGTCTCGATGAGCAGGTTGTCGTCGTAGGAAATGTTCCGCTGCCAGTATCGCATGAGATAGGCGTTGCGGAGCCGCCGCATCTCAGGGCGACGGTCATCCCAGTACCGGGTGTGCTCCTCGAAGATGGTCCGAGCGACCTTTGGGGTAATCATCGGGCTCTGCTCCACGGCAAGGCATTTCGTTTGATCCGAGCGACACGGCGCTGCTTGATGAAGTTGTCCATAAGGCTACCAGCGAACTCCCGCCGCTGGGCCGGGGGTGCTGACCGTATGCAGCGGTACGCCAGTGCGAGGGCGACGGCAAGGTCGTCGTGCAGGCCCGACGGGGCTTCGGGGGTGACCTTGAGGATCTGCAACCCCCTGAGTTCCTGCAAGGTGGATTGGTCGAGCGCGAAGATGATGCCCGCCTTGACGTGCTCGCGCAAGCACTCGAACGCTTCCAGTTTCGACTTCACCGTGGTTGTCCACGGCTTGCCCTTCCCGTCCCGCCACACCTTCCGGTAGTGCAGCGAGTGCAACTCGCGGAGCACGACGTGCCCGTGGTTGTTCGATTCACACAGAACGAGGGCGTTGTTGTACCGCTGCCCCACGAGGGCGACGCGCTGTGCCCATTCGTGAGGAGGCGTGTTGTTGCACCGCTCGATGTAGACGGGCTGCAAGGAAGCAAGGCTGACGACCACGAGCGCGGAGTAGTCACCGCCCACACCGCCGGCCACGTCGACGCCCATCACGTAGTTGCCTTCGGGCTGCGGCTCCTCGAACTCCCGTTGCTGGCTGTCGAACCACACCTGCTCAATGGCGTCGAGGTCATCGGGGTCGAAGTAGGTGGAGTCCCGTGAGAGGAAGGCGTCGTCAAGGCAGGCGGGGTACTCCCTGCGGAACTTGTTCAAGCCGAGCGTGTGGATCTGCTGGCGACGCCACCAGAGTTGCGCGTCGTCCACCCCGTACTTGGCGACGAGCCCTTCCTCTTCCTCCGTGCGCTCCCACTCGGGCGGCAGGTTGTCGTCCCGGTAGGGCGCGTGCTCCCACCACCAGTAGGTGAACACCGTCCACCCGTTGTCCGGGGCTCCCTCAATGAGCCGGTGGAAGGCGTCGCCCGGTGCGTTGACGGTCGACTCGATGATGAGCGGGCCATCGCCCACGGTCGAGAGGGACTGAGCCAGCACTTCATCGGGGTCGTTGTAGAACGCGAACTCGGACAGGTGGCCGCCCGTGAACTCGAAGGACCGGGTGCCTCCCCGCCCGCCAGTCGTGAACGACGAGAAGCCCGCGAAGGTGTCGGCGAAGACGGTGTCTTCCGCGCTGTCCACCGACAGGTCGCGCTTGAGCAGGCGGGGCAACTCGGTCAGCCACCTGCGGTCCATGCGTCGGAGGTTCTTTGCCGAGCGGTCATGGAACGAGAGCACCGCGAAGTTCAGGGGGTCGAGGGAGCAGTACGCCCTGTGGAACTGCCATGCCCGCACCGCTGTGCTGATGCCCACCTGCCGAGCCTTGATGCAGATGACGCGGTTGTTCTTGTCCAGCAGCGCCCACAGCCGCCGCTGCGCCGCGTTGGGCTCGAAGGGGACGAACCGCTGCTGCTGCTTGTGCTTGATGCGGAGCAGCCGGACGAACTGCTCGCGGTCGGCAAGCATCGCCTCCACCTGTGATCTCAGGTGCGAGGGGACGAGGGCCGGGCAGTACACGCTCACTTCTTCACGAACTCAAGCACGTTGAGGAGTTCCCGCTCACCTGCGGTGCTGGCTTTCGGCTTCGCCTTCGGTTCAGCGGGCTCCGTGTACGCTTCCTTGACCACCCACTTCGCGAGATCCACGGCGACCTTGCTCCCCTGCCCGGTGACGATGCAGTTGTTGATGGTCTGTAGCGCCGCCGGGACCATGCCCAGGATCCGAGCGTTGACCTGCTCCTGCGTCAGGGCCGGGGGCGGGAGGGTCTGCCGGTAGGCTTCCATCCACTGCCGGACCTGCGCGACGCCCCACTTGGCGTAGAGCGTCGTGCTCGACACCAGCCCTTCGTCTACGGCGCGGGCGGGCTCCACACCGTTTTTGACGCAAAACTCTACGACCTCTCGCTGCTTCGGGGTCAGGCTGTCGAGGGACATTCGTGCTCCACGATGGACTTGAGATCGGACAGGGGCAACTCGACGGTGACAAATGTACCGTGTACCGGACACCGACGGCGACGCACCAACAGGTCAGGCCACTCCTTCTGGAGATCCATGAGCCACCGGATGCGAGCGCCCTGCGGCGTGCGGGTGTCGGTCACCTTGCACTTCTGCTCGACGGTGCAACCAGGGCACTGCATCACCAAGCCCCCGTCGCAAAGCCCACCGTGGCTGCGAGCCGTGCATCTTCGAGGGCGTTGTGCTCGCCGGACTGCCGGGCTGCGCCCACCGTCTTGGCCGCGCGGTCGAGGGACACCCGACCGGACGCCCGGCCCAGGTGGCGGGCTGCGGTCTGCATGAGGCACGGCCCCCAGTAGCCCTTCGGGTCGAAGCCCATGCGCTTGAGCATCACGGAGTCGAAGGACACGTTGAAGGCGTACAGCATGGGTCGCTTCTCAGCCATGCCGATCCACCAGTCCCGGAACTCGATGACAGCGTCGTCGTTGTAGAGCCCGTCCTCTTGGAGGGAGGCGAGGTCGATGCCATGGATCCTGAACGCGTCCATGTACTCCTTGAAGTGAATGACCGTCGGACGGACGAGGGTGTAGTACTCGGAGACCGTCACGCCCGTCGTGGTGTCGACGGCGACGGCACCGATGCTCACGGGCTGCGCGTACTTGGAGGAGGGGAGACCCGTGGTCTCGGTGTCGAGCACGACTGCGATCACTTGAACCTCGCCACGACACTATACCAAGTAGCGCGAGGGGGGTCAAGTCTCAGGCGGGGTCGGGGCTCGGCTCGGCGCGGCGCGGCTCGGTGTGGCGCGGCGCTGTCCGGCTGGGGACGGCCCGGTGGGGGCGGAGCGAGAGGGGTGTGAGAGGGATGAGACCCCCTCCGCGACCCCTCCCCTTCAATGAGAACCCG